GAGACTTTGCAGCCTCTTTAGCGGACACTGGTGGTTTTAACTTGGAGCCAGTGGTTTTATTGTAGTAGTCTCTACCTTTTTGATTGAGACCACCTTCTGGGTTCTGATAGACCTTTTTAACCATTATTTCTTCTTCTTAGCTGTCTTAGCAGAGTCTTTAAAGTCTTTAGCACTAGGAGCACCCTTGCTACCTACTTTACGCATCTTCTCGCCAGAACCTTCAGCGATACGCTTACGTTTGGCAGCGATATTGGCATACAAGCCCATCTTAGTAGCCACGCATTGCTCCCATCTTTTTAGCTGATTTAGCTTTAGGAGCTGTCATATTTTTGTTAGCTTTAGTTTTAGCCATATTTGCTTGACTCATAGCAATAGCAACAGCTTGCTTGCGAGACTTAACTACAGGACCACCTTTACCGCTATGTAATGAACCAGCTTTGTACTCGTGCATTACTTTACCAATTTTAGCTGATTGTTTTTTAGTTTCTTTCATCATAGTTCCTTATTTTAAAGTAAGCAGGTATAGTGTTTGTAGATACTGTCCGACAATCTCATCAATGATATTCTGTAGTGCAGAATCTGTTTTAGGAATAGCTTTGTAACGATTATTCTCAATCCAGTGTAAGTGCTTTTTTAACATTGCTAATGGTGTTTCACTATAGACACCAGTTTCTAACAACGGAGGAATCTCAACACGACCTTTTCGTCCCTGATAGGTCTCCATCAAAGTATCAGTCAATTCCAAAATAGAATCATAAAACTCATTTAAAGTCTTATGTTGTGCAAAACTAACTGTATTCCAGTGTAGTTTATGTGCTGCGTCTCGACTAGACAACAGTAAAGCAATTAATTCACCAAACATATAAATCCTTAAAAGTGTTTTAAAAGCCAGTCTTTGAAGATTGTTAGAAATATACCAACACCAGAAGCTAAGAACGCAATACCGCCAAGGAAACCCTTGTAGCGAGTCATTTCATCTTTGATTTCGTGCATCAACTTTAAAAGTTCCTTATGGTTCTCTTCTAAGTCTTCTACTTTAGTTTCAATCACGATAATGCGTTCAAAGTGTTCTGGCGCCATTGGTTACTCTTCGGTAATGGTTTCTATCGGTTTAGCTAGAGCTTCCTCTAACATCTTAATAAAGGCTTGTTTTCCTACTAAAAGTTGGTCAATATTAAACTGACTAGAGGCAATCTTACGGTCTAAATCAATACAATGATTGAATAGAACTTGTTGCTCTTGAGTTAAATCTTCAAACTGATACTCTTTGTCGTTGATTGTGATTGGGGTCTTTTTATCTTTTCCCATGTCATTCTCCTAAGTTGTACTACGGTTAAAAAACTATTTTACTGCATTTTTAAATGGAGTTAAATCATGCCCAGCATAATAGTCACCTTTAGCAATCTGAATCTCTAGGTGTTCTTTATTACGCTTTACTGTATCAGCCCAATCTTTATCAGACATCTTTTCAGGCTTACCAGCGTTGAGTAGGTTTACAGAATCCATTGCAGCGTCATAATTGCGTTGGATTTCTTCTGCGGTTGGTTTGTTATCAATCATTTTATTTTCCTTTTAATAAATCAATTTCTGCTTTTAGTTCTTGAATTGCTTTTACTAAGAATGGAATTACACCTGAGTTATCCATTTGCTGATATTTAGGTGTGCCATCTTCGTTTACGGCATCTTTTTCACCAGTTACGCAATTAGAAATAATAGCTTGCAATTCATGTGCAATAAAACCTTCGTCTTTACGACCATCTACCCATGTAAAGCTAACTGGATTAAGTGCTTTTATAGTTGCTAAAGCGTTTTGAATAGGTGTTACATCATTTTTTAAACGATAATCAGAAGTGGTATTGTAAAGAACAGCAGTTGTACCATTTTGAGTAATAGAACCTATAGCAGAAGTGTTATATCCAAAAAGTGTGTAAGATGTTCCACTAGCTGTTCCGCTAGTATGGTTTTGTACTATATTACCGCCACCTATATTCAATATAATGCTATTATTATTTTGAAGCGCTACGGAAACTGCGCCTACTAAAAAATTACCACTACCATCAAAAATACCTCTAATATTGGCAGCACCATCTGACAACACAATGTTATTGCTTGATGTGCGAATGTCTAAACCACCGCTATTACCTGTATATGCACCAATAATAGAATTGTAATTTCCTGAAGTTATTACACTTCCAGAGTTATATCCATAAAATGAGTTTCCTGTGCCTGTGCAAGCATTTCCAGAATATCCGCCAAAATATGTTCCTGTACCGCCTGTTGCATAATAACCAGCTTGGAAACCTACAGCAGTATTTAAGTTTGCAGTTGTGCTTGTAAATAATGCGCCACTTCCTACGCTAGTGTTATAAATACCTGTGGTGTTAGAATAAGACGCATTTATTCCCAACGCAACATTATCATTTCCTGTAGTGTTTGCTCTTAATGCGCTACTACCAAATGCTGTAACTCCACCAGTAGTATTACTATAACCAGCTCCATATCCTACTGCGGTACTAGAACCGCCTGTAGTATTTCCATTTAAAGAACCCCACCCCATAGCCACATTAGCGTTACCTGTAGTATTTGATGATAACGAACCAGAACCAAAGGCATTGTTAAACAAACCAGTTGTATTTGAAAACAAAGCAGCCTCTAAATAACCAGGATGCCTACCTCCAAATGCTGAATTTCCATATCCTGTGCTGTTGGAGTACAGCGCTTGTTTACCAAACGCAGTAATTCCTACCCCTGTGGTGTTAGAGTACGCTGTTAAAGCACCAAAGGCTGTTACATCTCCTGTAGTATTATTGTATCCAGCTTGATAACCTACCGCTGTGTTGTTTGAAGCGGAAGTAGTAAGGTATAACGCTTGGTCACCTACTGCGGTATTATATGAGCCAGTTAATGCTGCGCCACCTAAAGCAAACCTACCAATACCTGTATTAACACTACCTGTAGTTACTTCTTTACCAGCCCAAAAGCCTACATAAGTGCTGTATTCTGCTGATGTAGCAGCATACATAGCTGCAGCACCTATAGTTGTATTTTGTCCATTAGTGCCTGTGTATGAATAATTAGCTTGGTAACCTACAACGGTGTTATTTGAAGCGGTGGTGCTTGAAAACAAAGCACTATAACCTAATGCTGTATTGCTTGAACCTGTGGTTATTGCATTTGCAGCGGCAGCACCAACAGCAGTATTTGCTGTGCCAGTTGAAGAACCAATAGTACCTACTAAAGCGCTTTCTCCAATGGCTGTATTGTTATCACCATTTTGGTTTTTACCAGCAAAACCACCAATATAAACACTGTAGCTTCCTGTAGTGTTTGCATAGCCAGCTTGGTAACCAAAAGCATTTAAACGAGCACCTGTGGTATTGGAATACCCAGCCTGATAACCTACTGCGGTGTTATTAGAAGCGGTGGTGTTTGAAAATAAAGCGCTTTCACCAAATGCAGAATTATAATTTCCAGTTGTATTACTTCTTAGTGATGTATAACCAAACGCTGAATTATCTGCCCCAACTGTATTTGCAAGCAAAGAATAATATCCAGCGCCAGTATTATTATTTCCTGTTGTGTTTGTGTTTAATACGCCATAACCAATACCTGTATTAGAAACTCCACTTGTATTATTTTGTAAAACTGCATAACCAATGGCGGTTTGCGATGTTCCTGTTTGGGAACCGCTTGCTAAGGTATTTACGCCTAATGCAGTATTACTAGAAACACTACCTCCACCCTTACCAACAGTAAGACCTGAAATAGAAGCATCATTAGCTGTAGTAAGTGTTCCTGTTGCAGATAGTGTACCACTTACAGTTAAGTTAACTGCAGTAGCAGTACCAGTAAATGTAGGACTAGCAGCATCAGACTTAGTACCGATAGCTGTAGATACGTTATTGAATTCTAAATCAAACTCAGAACCACGAATAATCTTTAAAGGATTACCGCTTGATAAGCTATCTTTAGAAGTAAAATTAGTGGTTTTTGTGTAATTTGACAAGGTTATTCCTCAGTGGTAGTTTTCTTTGTAGCCTTTTTAGCTACTGGCGTTGCTTCTTTGGCAACTTCTTCTTTAACTTCTTCGTAAGCAGGATTGTCACGAGTAGTGAGAATATCAACTTCGTGTTCAAACTGAATAATGTTACCAGAAACAATACATTTAAACTTTATCATTTATATCTCCACAGTTTATTTAAGTGCTCTGAACAGAACACTGAAGTAAACTGCCCCAGCAGTTTCTACCGGGGCAGAGTAAATCAAACTAGCTATTAAGCTGGAACAATCAAAGCTACAGAACCGTAGTCACGCAACTCTGAAACACCGTACAGTGTGTCAGCAGTGAACAATGTACCGAGGTACTCTTGCTTGTACTGAGTCTGTGAACGAACACCCATTTGCTCAACTAGAACCATTGCATCTTTGTGAGCCATCAAGCAAGCACGAGCTGGTGTAGAACCAGAAGTTGTGTCAGCGTTAGAAGACACAAATACAGGCATACCATACAAGTTACCGATTTCACCGTTACGAATGGTGTTGTTACCACCTTGCTCACCAACAAAAGCTTGCTCAGTGTAACGAGCTAAGCCCATCAATGTATTACGGCTTGATGGAGGGATAATGAAGAAACGACCATCCATTGGAACATCGCTGTCATCCAAACGCTGAATAGCACGACGGATACCAGCATCAGTCAATGCAGAAGCGTTGTTTGAACCAGCAACATACAATGTTGAACCGTCACCACCGATGTAACCCTTAGTGTAAGCTGCAGTAGCTGCACCACCTTGAGCGATACGACCTAATTGAACGAGGTCTGTGTCAACTTGCTTAGCCAAAGCGTAACCAGCGTCATCTGTGTAGAACTGACGTAGTGATGCTAAAGCTTGAGCTTCGACGATATCTTCAATCAAACGGCTGTACTCGTAATGATTGTTGATAGAAACAACAACTTCATTCTCAGTTGCAGCAATCAAAGTTACTTGAGTAGATGCAGACTTAGCAGAAGCAGAGCCACGAGTTGGAACAGGGATATGAACGGTATCGCCTTTCTTACCTTTGAAAGACATCTTCTTGATAAGGTTAGCTGCTACCAATGATTTTTTGTAGGCAGCGGCAATCTCGTCACTCCAGATTTCTGGGATAAAAGTATTCGCTGTTGTAGTTGTTACGTGATTAGTACCTAATGCCATGATAAATTTCCTTTAAATTAATAATTCTAAAATTACTTAACTCGCCCTTGAGCATAAGCACTCATGATTTCATCTTGAAGTGCCATATAACGGTCAGGGTCCGTCATTCTAAGTTTAATAAGGTCTGCTCTACGGTATACTTTTTTACTTGACTCACCAGTACCACCAACATCAACCGTTGCTGCTTTCATTGCTGTGTCTTGAGCTTTAGCTTCTGCTTTGTCTGTTGTCTGAGTTCGAGCTACTTGACGAATTTGTTTTAGTTCCTTGTAGGTACTAATCAGTTCATCTGCACTATCAAAATCATAATCAGCATCAGCTTTAGCAAACATATTCAATCGAATTGGAGAAGATTTTACCCAATCTTGAAAACCACTATCTTGTGCGATAACAGTAAAATCAGGATGTTTGGCAGCGAGTTGTTGCGCTGTCTTATTCTTCCGCATTTCTATTGCTGTGTTTTTAGCTTCAATTACAGCAGGATGTTTCTCAACGGCTCTATTGACTGCTTTAGTAGGGTCTACAAAAAAGTCTTCTTCGAGCGATTCTTCAATCGGGGT